GTAATCGTAATTTATTATTGGAAGATCCAAATGGTGTATTTACAACGTGTGATTTTCCGTTCCCTAGTTTTATACCTCTTGACTATACACCTGAGAATATGGTCATTACAGAAGAACCGCTTGTCGATAATGAACCACCGCCCTTACCAGAAACAGAGCAGCCAAAAATTCCTGATTTACCTGAACCACCCCCACCAGATTTTCCTCCTTGCCCTGGACCTAAAGATCAAAAAATAGGCCAATATGCTTCAGAACTTAAACTGGAACGTGTTATCGGACATAAAAGAAGCGAAGATAAGACTGAATGTATAACTTTGTATGAGGACGTTAAATTCATCGAAAGATATATACCAAATCCTCCACAGCTTATTAGCACTGCTGCTATTGCTACTGTTGCTGCCACTACTCCACTACTGCTTAATATTGTCAAACCCTTAGTAAAAAATCTAATAAAGAAGCTGACAAAGAAGAAAAAAGATGTAGAATAATTATCCGTAGATGAGTTTAATACCCGTGACTTGTCTACTGGTCCATCTTGTGAGTATGAGGGATAACTTGATTGGGTGGGATGTTAACAACAATATCTTCACAAGTAATAGCACTAGGAGTATTAGGTTTAAAACTTACTCCAAGCTTTGCTTGTTTTGCACACATCTCCAAACGATATAAACTGATTTCCATTTTGGTTTTCTTTATTAACAGTTTTTGAGCTTCTATATTTACTGCTGTTGCTTCATGGCAAAGTGCTGGTGATTTTCCTAATGGGATGTTTACTTGAGCAGAGATTCCGTAATTTAAATTAAATGTATCTTTTTCAAATCTAGGTATTTCTGAATAATATATAACTTCTCCTGTTTCTTCGTCATATATTGGTGTCCTAGTCACGCTTTCTCTAGGTAATGCGAAAGACCAACTATCGGTTACATAGGGTGTAATTGTAAGGCTAGGCGAAGCACAAACTATACCCTGACTCATCCTAAAGCTCGGCATTGAGCTTGGCGTTATCATAGTCGCATTGTTATTTACCACGCCCTGTGCGTTACTGCTCGGAGATGCAACAGTTGTATTAGCCAAAACCCTTGCAGGGCAAAGGATTATAGCTATTGCCCAAAGGTAGTTGTAGTTTCTGTGGTTGTGCTTGTATTTATTTGACGAGTTATAGTGGTTACTGTGTCTAGACCTGGAGTTATTAATGTTTCTTGAAGAGAAAATGCTGCTCCATTGTTTACGATTCCCCAACGAGGTATAGCTTCTAAGTTTGGTGAAGTCCAATTAAAGTTTACTCCCCCGACTGTTTGTTCATTCGTAGTCGTAGGAGTAGGGTTGATATATCCCGTTTCAGATTCAATATTATGTCCAGATGCTGAATACGAATATCCACTTCTGTATTGATGGCTGGTGATTGTTTCATTTATTATCTGTTCAGATGTGCTAGATGTCGTAGAACTCCCTGTTCTGAATTGAGGAACTACGGGCACGGCTTCTGCGAAGTCTATCCATATAAGTATTACCCCTATCAAGGAAAACTTTATATAACGCAAAAGAACAAGTGCCATAAATCAAAATTGCTAGTAGAGCAGATACTATGGGAAGAATCATCTAGTCTATGGTTATAGTAACTTTAGTAGAACCAATACAGCTAGTACCACTGCCTCCAGCCGTGCAGGTATGAATCCCCGAACTCAATGACGTTAAAGCAAGAGATCCAGCAGTACCACCTGATCCGATAGTAGTTTGTCCACCTAATACTGGTAATGATGCAATGCCCGAACTAGGAGTTACAGCAGATGGTGTAGCGTCACCCATTGTCACCGATTCAGTTTTTGAGAAAGCTGATCCAGCAGTTGTAATCGAAGTATCTGTCTGAATCATAGCTGGCACTCCGTCACTGAGGCTGCCAACATTGATCCCCCCTATCTTTCCTGATGTTGTTGTATCTCCTACAGTTACAGATGGGGTAATGTTGTTTCCGCTAAGACTATATGTAGTTCCTACCTTATTCGTAACGACATAAGGCATATCTACAGTGATCTGAGCAGATGTCACAAATTCTTGTTTTATGTCTGCGAGTAATGAACCGCAAGGCATAAATAAAAGTAAAGCAAATAGTTTTTTCATTTGATACCTACTTTAGAGTTCTTGTTATCTACTATATTAACCTTACCAAGTTTCTTTTTGCCATTTGTAGCAGATTTTACTTGTAGACCCATGTTTGACATAACAGCACTCAGCAAACCTGCTGCAAAAGTGGTATCAATTTGTCGTGTTGAATTTCCGAAGTACGCAAAAGAAATGACCCCCAAACTCCAAAAAAGTATAATCATCTGGACAAGATTAGACAGGATTGAATTACCTTGCTGCGATTCTTCTTGTTCTACTTCTTTGGTGGTATCTTCAGCCATAAAAGTTAAGATTCTTGTTTAATACTAGCAAGTTAGCTATGTTTGGGAAGTAACACATAAAAACGATGGTAAAAATCCTTAAACCTATCCTTCTAATCTTTATCAAATCTAAAGCAATGAAGAGATTAATAGTGGATCTGTTAAAGGCTATAGCTAAACAAACAGACAATACAATAGACGATCAAGCAGTTGCTTTTATTGAAGCAAGAATGTTTCCAGGTTCTACCACCTCTCTTCAATAATATGAAAGAAGAAGGCTTTATGAAAATGATTCATACGGAACTACCTCCCGAAGCAGAACTAATCATAGAACTTCGGTGTAGAGAAGTATGGGCCTGTGACGATATTGATAGAATAAAAGCCTTTTGTATAGACATGATGAAAAATCATGCAAGGGCAGAAGCCGTATTATCTAAAGCAATGATGAGAGTAATAGAATTAGAGGCAACATTAGCTGTAATGAAAGCACCAACAAGAAAAAGTACAGGAATCTACAAAGTTAGATGGTGGCTAGAGCAACTTCAAATGCACTGGAAGTATAGAAAAATAATAAAGAAACGTCACTCACGAGAAGCATAACGAGCCTGTATATCAGGCACTATCATTTCTGGATACTGGATCGTAAACCATTTGTGTCCACACTCATAACAAAGCCTTCTACGAATTGTTATAAATTTTGAATTTCGCTCAGAACGAATCACCTTTTGATCGCTGTACATCTTACAGCCTGGGCACTCGACCCATGTTATTCTTTTCATTTTTTACTTAGCAGTAGTATTTAAATCGTCAAAAATATCTTCTATTGATATTGCTCTTTCATTTAATTTTTCCATTCTACTCTCAGCTTCCTCAAGTTCAGCTAACATTCTGTCCATTTTTTGATCCTCGTGAGCCTGTTCATAAATAGGTTCTAAATAAGTATCAATAGCAGTTCTAACCAAGTGGGATATAGATTTACCTGGTCCGCTAAGACTTTCCAGTGCCTTATGCTGAGAGGTTCTAAGCTGAACTGTAGTTCGTATCAGCTTATCTTTTTCAAATAGTGATGATCGTTTAGTGGCCATATTTTTTAATGTAGTATAGTAGACTGAGGACTTACAGATCAGGTTAGCTTATCTAGTAGTTTATTAGTCAGGGCACTCATAACCCCTTTGACCCCCTACTAAATCCTCGATGGGAACTTGTAATATCATTTGTAAAATTGTGTCGATGGAGTATGAGGGTCATGGCTCCCAAGATTACAAAAAAGCAGCGTAACCACCTGGTTCTACTCCAGGTGGATCTTGCCTCAGACATTAGGAAAATTCTTCGTCTGTTATGTCGAACCAACGAAACATATCTATGCAGCCATAAATACAATCTATTGGATCTTTTTGTTTATAACAGAATGTCCTTTTAAGGTCAGGATCATAATGGATCTGACCTATATAAGGAGATTTTGGAAAATTAATTCCAAGTGATGAACGAAAATAAATACTCATTAACAAGCGTACTCTCTATTATCTGCGATGGCTTGAGCACGATCTTCTTCCCATTCTTTGTCAGTAGGTTCTCTATAATCTCCTAAATGACAACCATCAGTATCAAGAAAATCGTGGTAAGACATTTTATCTGCCTCTTCTTCGGGGATCTTTATACCGATTAAACCTTTAGTGTCTCTATCCTCTGGTTTGTAATCTTTATGATCGTAATACCAGGAAACTCTTTTGACTTCTTCTGGATAATCGTCAGTTCCGTCATAAATAGTAGGCATCATTCTATCAAGAGCATCATCGTAAGAATGAGCTTCTATTTCAAATGTTTCGTACAAAATTGTCTGAGTAGCAATCTTGTAAAGTTTTTTTGGTTCTTCTTTAGTGGTCATAATAAATTTGAACTTCTTTAGAAGTATAGCAACAAAGTGCCACCACTATGTAATCTGTTACGAAACTTTAACTTTCGGAGTTAGCTTTTCTTCCATCTATTCTTCTTTGTACTGATTCTCTCCACAATAATTCATCTTTTGCTTCAGCTATTTTGTATTCTGCACTAGAAAATTCACGCTCTAACTGGTTATATGCAGCCTTTCTTACCCAGGCTGTACCTTTCATTCCCTTTTTTTCTGCTGCCTTTTCTATAAGTTTTGATCTATGCGGATCTATCAAAACTTGGTAATAATTTTTGTTGCCGTGTTTCAGTGCCATTAAATAAGTCTCTCTTGTACTACTTTACCACCAAAAAGGCAAATCGGCTTTATCAAGTCTAGATTTTACATAGTTTTTTCTAGCTTGTTTTCTTTGGCTCGATTTACCTTGATGTACTTCTCTAGCTTTTTTTAGAAAGTCTACAGCCCTGGATAAGTCTCCTGTTCTGGACTTTCTAACTTCAGCGTATAGGTCTTGAATTACCTGGACTCTTAAATTCTTTTGCATAGGCA